CTTGAACTCTCTAGAAATATTTCTATTTCTTTCAACTTCAGAATTAGATCTTTTATTATCATTAAATAGTTGATGATAGTCAAGAATTACAAGGTCTGGTCTGTGCTGGTCTATCTTACCCTGTACTGTTGCTGGTGTTACTTCATTAGTTCCCTCGTTGGATACTAGAATAAACCCACGCTTATCTTTAAAACTTTTATCTGCCCATGTGCCAAAATCATCTAGGTTAATATCTCCTCTTTGAAATTGACTTGCTCTAAATAATCCAGATCCAAGCATGGTGTATATACGGTCTCGCATATTCTCTGGAGACATTTCAAGGGAGATGATCATTGGTTTAAATCCCTGTTCCCAAGCTTTGCATGCTAGATATGATGTAAACCAAGTCTTTCCTTTTCCTGGCCAACCAATAACAACTGCTAAGTGACCTGGAGCTAATCCAGTTGGATAGGCAGCATCTATTGCTTTAAATCCAGTTGGTATTCCTGGAGAGCCACCCATTGCTAATGATCTATCTCTTACTGAAAGATAATGATCTTTGGCAGACTGAATATCTGTAATATCTAAGTCTCTAACATTGTTTGTAAACTTACTAAGTCCAGCCAACTGCATCTGCATTTGCTGAAGAACTCTAGATGGTGCATTTTCCTTTAGTGATGATCCAGAGTTTAAAATAATTGTCTTAATCTTATTTCCTAAAAACTCCGACTTCATTTGTTCTAAATAAAATCCAGTTTCTGCATTTACCTCTACAGCATCAAAATCACGGTACTTGTCTTGCAAAACTCCGATGTCTGGAACAGCTCTAAACTTATAGTAGTATGACTTCAACCCATCCCATACATCTTTGTGTGATTGAAATACCTCGTCTACATTATCTGCAAGGAGTGTGCTTATGTCTTTATTTTTACATACTGCACTAATTACTGCTGCTTCGGTGTTCATTACTCTCCATCTCCTCTACCATTTGTTTTGTTAGCTGCTTAAGCTTTTTTCTATTAATCTCATCTTCAGCTTTTTGGTATAGCATTTTGTCCATGCTATCAAAATTCATAAAGAACCAGTTTACTGGATGTCCAGGCTTATTGGTTTTAAAATAGTAATCCAATAATTCTTTAGCACGGTCATAGCCAACCGACTCTATTACGTCCTGCATTCCCCACTTCTCTCTATATCTATTAACTACTGGTCTTTTACCATACTTATCTAAGTATAGATTTTCATACAGTGATATTAATGCATAGGATAATTTTGGATCACTTTTTGCCGACACTTAATTCTTCCGCTATCTCTGTTGCCTTCTCTTCTAACTTCTTTTCAACAAACTTATAGACACGATCAGTGGCATCATTAATATTTTCACCAGATCTTAGATGATCCTGTATTCCAATATCTACTCTTAGGCTTTCAAAATTACCTAAATTTTTAGTAAAGCCAAGGGTTACGGTTACTCTTGTATTATCAATTTCACTCATTTTCTTCCTCCATATGCGGTCTGAATCCCAGTTTAGCACGTTTCTTAGATTCCTGTCCAGTATCTAGCATGTCCGCCAATTCCATCCAGCCTTTAGCTACCAATAATAGTCCCTCAATATTTTTAGAAATAGCAGCACGACTTCCAGCCTCTTCTAAATATACTGCAGATCTAGTGTACGCCAGCTTTTGATTTATATCCACTTCATGATTAGGCTCAGAACTCATTTTTGTTTTTTTAGCTGGAGCCTTTTTAGTAGACTTTTTTGCAGTTTTTTTAATATTCTTATTTGTTTGTTTAGTCATTGTTACCACTCTGGCTGTTTCCAGACAGGTATAAATTCTCCGTCTGATGTTTGTTGATATAAAACAACTTCATTTTTAATTTTTGCACGAAGCTCCTGTTTCGTAGGCACATTCTTAGAAGTAATCAAGCCATCTTTTCTTGGCCTGCCTCTGTGTAATGTGGATAAAAATTCTCTTACCAGCATAACATCATCTTCTGACATTAAGTATTTTACTGGTTTCTTTTTAGAATCTAGGGTATATGTCATTTTAGGTTTAGTTATAAATCCCTTTTCAATATACTCTAATATTCTATTTCTATGCCTATTAAGTAATGATGCTGCTTCATTGATAGTATAGGCTTGCTGTAAATTCTTTTTTGCATCGCTAAGAGAGTATCCAACACGCTTTGCTTGATCATAGTTCCAAGCAGTTATAACGTCTGAAGACTTATTTACATGCAACTTCTTATGTAATTCTCCGTTTAGGAAAAAGTACCGTAAGTCTTTGCTCTTTCGGCTTCTTTTTTCATTAGCCATGATGCAAATCTACTCCCTTGTTTATGAAAGACCCATCTTTTAGCACACTTAATACAGTAAAGCTCTAAGTGATCATATTGGGAATATACCCTGTCTATGAACACTCTGCCAGTTCTACATCTTCTGCAAAACATCATAGAGAGAATAGCTTCCCATCTACGACGCATGTATAGTTTGGAGAAATATGAATCATATTTATATGCGGATACTTTCCGTTTTCAATATGTGCTACCGCAAAACCCTTTTGCCAATCATGGTGTTGAGTATACTTCATGCCTGGACCTTTTTCGTCACACATGTGACCAATCTCATACCCTCTAATTGTTTCACCCTTACCATTATTTCTTAATTCATAAGTCTGTAGGTGTGAAGCAATTCTATGTGAGTGACCACGGATTAAAGATATTTGCATATCTTCCATGTCTTTTCTTACTGCTCCAGTTGCACTGATTGACATTCCATGATGAACATGTATGTCACCAAATCTTCTCTTTGGCAACTCATTATAATAAATATAGTCATATCCAATAGAGTCTAATCCCCACAAAGCCTCTGGCGTTACATGCTTTGCATATTCTGGTATTTTCTTATCTAAATAATCAAAAATTCTTATATCGTGATTTCCAAGTGCTGAAAATAGCTGTGCGTTAGGTAGCATTTTTCTTGTTTTGGCATAGAACTCTCTTGCTCCGCTAGCCTCAATACGCATATCTTTCATCATTAATTCTAGGTCATTTGTTACATTATCGTCCTTATACGCTTTAATAAACTCTGTTGGTTTACCCTCTGTATACTTACTGTAACATGCCTGATCGTCGGTATCCCCAAGGTAGTCAACTACATCTGGTTTAAACCATTTCATAACCTTAAACCATAAAGCAATTGCTTTATCATCCTGGTATGGGAACTGCTGGTCGGATGATAGCATCCACTTCAAATCGTTACTCATTAAGAACCCTTCTGTGTCCTATATCTATTCTACTCTTGCCCTGACTATAAAGTCAAGCTATTTTGTGAGCATATCTATGTTCCCTTTCCGTACACGGAAAGAGATTGTCTATTGAGTTGTTTTTTGTATCACCATCTAAATGGTGTACTGTCTCCCAAGCTTTCAGGATCCTATTTAATTGTTTTTCTAAAACTAATCTATGTTCATAGTACCATCCACCATTAAAAGATTTAGGATGTTCTGGTACCCATACCACTATATACTTATTTAGTTTTTCTTTTTTTCTTTTAGACCAATCATTGATTGGCCTATACATTACCTGTATAGTCTAACATTAACATCAAAGGTTGCCAGTATTCTATTTGACAATGCGCTTGAAGTTGACCTTGGACCATTTATTCCAGATCTATAAACAGTTCCGTCAGACCCACCTTGTGCTGGTATGAAACTAAAACCTTGCTTGTCTGCACTTATAAGATAGTCTTTTAGCCTGACACCAGTTGCCTGTTGTCTAACGTTAGAGTTTCCACCTGGATGGAAGTATAGGCTAGATGTTGATGCCGATAGCACTTCAAAGCTTTTGTATGATATTCCAGGCAAATATGCTGAAAGTATGGTAGATGTTACTGTTCTCACAACACGAGTATTTAATGACTTAAAGTTAATAGCACTATCAATCCATTTAAATGGGTAATCAACATATGCTGCCCCAGTGGTACCTGTAGTTGATGTTGTTGTTCCAAAACTGGTGGAACCGCTTGTTGTTCCAACTGGTCCAGAAACTAATACTGGTGCTTCTACCGCAGGAAGCTTATAAATTTGTGCAATCTGAGAAGACAAATAGTTAACATTTTGTATAAGTTTATTTAATACATTGATATCTATTGGGTCTCCTGGCTCAAATGGCTTCAGGTAATTTATCGTCAACTTATTGGCTCCCCATCCTTATGCAATTCAGCCTCTTTATGGCTTACTAGTAGTATTGAGTCTATATCAATACCAAACTTAGTAAACACATCTGGACTTGTAATATGCTGTTTTTTGCTATTTACCACTAGATATATTTTACCATTTGATATGTCCTTAATCACAGTACCGTCTCTAAAGCCTAGAATGCCACCTAGGACCGTTTTTGACAAGGATTCTGGACTTCCATACCAAACAGAGAATCCCCAGCTCTCTAAAGCCCTGTCAGAGATTATCCTATATTTTTTACCATTTTTAATAAAATAAGTATTGATCCCATCAAATACAGCGACTCCGCTTGGGTATGCTGTAGGTACTGTTGGCGGATCTACTAGATTATTCTGTTGGTGTATTTTCAGAATTGCTCTTATTGACCATTCGAGTAATTTCTGCACGAAGGATAGCAATTTGAGTTTCATAATTTGATACCAGCTCACCGATTCTCTGTTGTAGTGCCAATACTACCAATTCAGCCTTATTCTGTTGTTCGTTATTTTCCATTTTTACCTTTCAGTATATACATCTAATAAGTGTACCATTACGATTCAAGAGCGTCAAGCCTGGCTTTGATTGAAACTATGGAGTCATTTTGTAATTGTATTATCTTTAATAGTCCTGGTATTAAGAAGTCGCTGTTCCATCTTTGTGGCGTACCATCTGAATCACGATCTACTGCTATAGGATAAACTTCTTCAAGCTCTTCTGCTATAAATCCTGGTAGATCCATTCCATATCTGGCATCGTCTTCTGGTAAATAGTCGCTCTTGTATGTAAAAGATCTAACTGGCAAATTTAATAATGATATCGGGTCCAAATTTGGTTTTTCTGATATATCAACAACATTTTCTTTAAATCTTATACTAGAGCCAGAAGCAGCAACTAGTCTGGAAATAGGAGTTGTTGCATCGTTAACCCTTGCAGTACCACCGCTTGTTGAAACTGGGTATCCTGGATAGTATATAAAGCTATTAAATGTTGCGTTTGACGTAACAGCTCCAGAAGAATTTATTGCAAATCCTCCGTTTGCTAAAGACATTCCCTGTTGTCCAAGGAAGCTGTACCCGCCAAACCCGCCAGTACCTTGTACTGTAACATAGTCTGCAAACCTAACTGGCTTAGATGTAAATATTGAAAAGACATTGTTAATTCCAGTTGTTCCAGCAAATAGTCTAAGGGTTCCTCCAGAGTTAATTAATCCATCTGAATCCATAGTAAAACCAGCAATAGTTCCAGTAGTTGAAGTTATTTCACCATTAAAAGATGCATTTCCAGAAGGAGTAAGGAATACAGTTCTTGTACCGCTAGAGTTATAAATTTCTAAACCACTACTGCTTAACTTCATTGTATTGACTGTTCCAGATCCACTATTTACAAGAACATTATTAAGATTAATTGTTCCAGTTGTTATTACTCCACCAGATATAGATGTAACATTAGAGTTTACTTGGTTTGCAGCAATCGCTGTTTGCCCTCCAGTTCCAGCAATAGTAAATGTTCCTGTTGCAGTAAGATCTCCTGCAGCACTAATATTAAAGTTTGAACCTAAGCTAAACTGCCCATTGCTATACAATCCTACAGCCTGCCCAGAAGAGTTTGTTGTTGTTAAAGATGTGGGACCTAGTGTAAATCCACCAATTTGTCCACCTGTAGCAACTATCTGTCCAGTATTTGCTTGAATAGTTACAAGAGGACTTCCTCCAGTTGATGCATTGTATCCAACCAAACCTAGGGAACTCATTTCGACACGTCCAGCCGTTCCAGTAACTCTTATAGCACCACCATTTACTATTAGACTACCTCCAGAGTTTATGTTTAGGTTTGATGTCATTGTTGAAGCTTGAGTTACATTTAATGAACCTTTTACTGTTAATGATGACCCGTCCCAAATAAGCTGGTCTTTTAAGCTAAACTTTCCAGCAGCGTCTATATAAAATGGCGTATTAGAGTTATTGTATACACCGCTACCATAATATACTTTTGGTAGTGTGCTTGCGCCATCAAGCACTATTCTATTTGTTCCAGTTGGTGAGTCGTCCGCTCCAACATATATAATTCCAGCAATTCCAGTATTTGTTTTAAATCTATCTACGTCTACAGTATTAGCCTGTATTTTATCTCCAACAATAGTATTTGCTGCTATTAAGTTACCAACAATAGTTCCAGATGTTATTGATGTTTCAGCATTTAGTGTGGATGGTGTTGTGGAAGCTATAGATGACCATGGCCCAGAGTTTCCAGAAGAATCTGTGGCCCTAACCCTAACATAATATAATGTTCCAGTTGTTAATCCATTAAAGGTAGCAACTGTTCCAGTTATAACAGTATCTTCTACTATAGTTGCAAAACTACTGGAAGTTGAAATTTGTACTTGATACTGACCCCTTGCAAGGTCTACGTCATTTTCAGAATTTCTATCCCAATATGCAATTACATAGTCTAATCCTGAAATAGCAGACAAATTTTGTGGTGCAGCTGGAGCTGTCACATCTCCAGGAATTAAAACTGATATTGGCGTAGCAGGAACATAAGCGCTAGGGTTACTGCCGTCTGTAGCATTAACTTGAAAATAATATGTTGTTCCAGACCTTAAATTAAATATTCTTTTAGTGTTTTGTCCTGCCTGAATAAATAGATACTCATCCCAAACTGTTGAGCTTCTTCCATATCTAATGTAGTGTCCTAGTAAATCTGTAGAAGTTGACCCCGTCCAAGATGCGTCCACATATCCTGTTGATCCAGAAGTATCTGATGTATCGTTATATGCAAGGACGGACAGACCACTTGGTGAAGATGGTGGTGTGGTATCTATACCAATTGTTCCAGCAGACACGCTGTCTGATGCCTCTGAAAGTGCAGAAACGTTCCCACTTCTATCAACACCAGTAAATTTAAATGTAAATGGTCCAGTAACTCCTTCTGGTGGTACATATGTAACAACACTATTTATTGAGGCTATCGATCCAAATTTAGTATATGCACCCCCACTAGATACATAAACATCTACACGATTAAAGTCAATTGGTGTTTGGTATGCTGTTTCAACCCACTTTACAGAAACCCCACCAATGACAGATGTTACGTTTGGTTTTGATGGAACTGGTGGTGGTGTAGTGTCTCCAATAACTGTATATGTGAATGCTGGTGACCAATCTCCAGATAATCCATTATCACTTATAGCCTTAAATCTAAACGCCCATGTACCTGGCGTTAATCCAGATATCGTTCTTTTTGTTGCCATTAAATATCAAATGCCAATCTGTATTCTATATCGAATGGGTAGCCGCCTTCAACAATTAATGGTGTTGCCAAAACAGATCTACTTACTAAAGTTGCTTTTTCTAAATCTGATGAGTTATCAAACTTTATTGCATCCATTGTTACAACAGTTTGCGAAGCGCCAGAATTTACAATTATAGATATAGACTGAGTTTGACTAATTTCTGGCGATCCAGTTGCAACTAGTTGTGCTATGTTATATGTAACTATATTATACCCAAGGGAGAGGTTTGCTGAAGGTATCGTTAATGTATAGTAGTTTAACCCATCATTTGATAGTCTTATAACTACAGAGTTTGGAATTGATCCAGATACATGTAGTGCTACTTTTATCTTATCTGATGAAATATATGGTAAAACTGGAACTATTGAACTTAGCGTAGATTGTCTTGTTGTTGATGATGGTGTTGTTATTTCTAACCCATACTTGCCAACCCTAAGTCTAGGTGTACCCTCTAAATCATTTGTATGAAATTGTATGCCTGTGCCAGTTGACCAAGCTTCATAGTCTGGATCAAATGTGGCTGCTAGCTCTGGATTATCATTTACGCTATTTAAATTCGTCAAAGTTACCCCGCCACTTGTTGTTATGCCAGATTCATAAACAACACCATTAAATGTTGAAGGAAGTGTTGTTCTGAAAACTAATTCAGTAGGAGTTTGTGTATAGTCTAGCGTTTTAAAATTAATTGCTGTAGCAAACATTTCTAAATTTAAAAATTCATCTGTTAGTGATGCAACTGTAGATCCACAACCAAGAACTATTCTGGAGGCATATTCGTAGGACTCTCTTGATAAATACTTTAGTATTGCTTCTTTACCAGCAGTAGTTATAATATTTTTTGATCTTGCTACCTCTATTCCATTTTTATAGAATACGTATTCTCCACTAAGAGATTTTGGTGAATTGAACTTCATAGTTTGTAGCCCCCCTAACATCTGTAATTATTGCAGTAACGTTTGCTAAATATGTGCCATCTCCAGTAAATGAGCCAGTTTGCTCAAATAGGACAGAGTTTACTGCTCCCAGTTTTTCTTCTAAATCCTCATTCGCTTTTTCTAAATTTGCACCCTCTAGTGACTCTTCTCCAGACCCAGTTCCACTATCATCAGATGATTGTGAAGAAGTTTTAATAGCAGCAGATTGATATCCATATGGATCTGACTGATTTACTCCACCAACTAAATCTGCATCTGTGTCAAACGGTGAAAATACGTCTTCTTCGCCTTTAACCTGCCTATTTGAATAGTTTACTTTTTTATTTTTCATGGTATCTCCTGTAATCTGACACTAGTTGAAATTCCACCATTAAATTCCTGGCTAACTCTAGTAACAACAAATGTATGTGTTGCTCCTGATAGCCCTAGGTCTGGGTGTATTACATCTACCGTATCCCCTAGCTGAATTAATGGGTTAGCAAAAATTTCAGCATCTAGTATTATGATATCATTTAATTTGCCATTTTTCAAGGTTACTGAATTTAACTTAATAAACTCTGCTATATCCTTCGCTTGGCCCTCAGATTGTATCCATTCGCTGTCTATTTCAAATTTTGCGTCATCTGATTTTGCCTTAGATATGGTCGTCTTATATTCCCTGGGTTCAAATTTTTTCAATGCATATCCTAAAAGCTTTGGATAAACGGCAGTAGTTGTTCCAGGAAATGTACTAGCCAAATCTACTGGTGAATTAGTTTCATTAACAACCGCTACTTTACCTCTAAATGAATTAGACTCTAGTATGGTTGCCCCATATAATGTTATAGCTGGACCAGCAGATATTTTTAGTGGTGATGCTGGGAATTTAGTATAGTCAAACTCTGCTACACGTATTTCCCTCATATGTGGATAAAATTCATAGTAGTCATAATCTTTTTCAAGACTTGCCTTGCTTGGAACTCCAAGGTTTCCTGCTGCCACTATTTCTGTCATAAAGCCTCTAATAGAGTCTGCAAAGAAGCTACCATCCTGAAGAGTAGACTCATTGTTTGCCCCCCATGCAGCAAATTTTGTAAAGAATGCAGTTGAGTCGCCACGAACAAATACTCCAGCTTTATTTGTCGGTGGTAGTGGTGTTGAGTCTTCTACTTGTATTATTAACTGACCCATTATGTAAAGATCAATACATCTTTTTCCGTTTCTATCAACACGCAGAACTTGTATATCATAGTCCTGCACGGTTTCAAAAGAAACTGTATCCTTAAATATATTTTCTGGGCTATCTGTTTTTGCTCTTCCAGTAAGACTTCCAACACTCTTAATTTCAGAAATATTACCACTTGAATTTATTTTATAAATATTTACAGACTTATTTGCATTAGCTGTTTTATATGTTGCTGTCGTATAGTCTAATCCTAGTTCTATAAAGTATCCAGAATTTGTTGCTGGGTTATAGTCAAAAAATATGCCGCCCAAACTGTCTACGTCCCCAACCTCTTCTCCAGGCTGCTTGTTAACTATTCTCATTGTGCATTCAAATCTCTTGTAGTTAGATTTCTTTAAATCAACTAACCCTATCTGTATGTACTTTCTTCTTTCAGCATTTGACAACGATGATATCTTGCTTGCACCAGAATCATTATCTGTAGAAAGCTTTAATGCTCTTTGTTGTAAGCTAAATGATGGGGCTGTTAAATTTGTTTGTGTTGTTGTACCAATTTTAAATTGTTTTCTGGACCACAATCCGTTATCTGTGGATACTGGGCTATGGGCTATTTGAGTTGTAGAGAATTGTGCTCTTTTAATTCCAGTTAAAATTCCAGTATTAGTTATAGTACTTATTCCTGGATCTGCCTGTATTAATGACTCAAACTGTTGTCTAGATGATACATTAATGTCCTCTGGAGCTCTTCCATCTTTATATACTACTCTATGCCTAATAGCATCATAATATATAATCTCACCATTTAAATAAAAGTATCCAGAAAATGAAGTTAAACCAGAAACCACTTTCCATACTACCTCGCCATTTTTTTGAACAACTTGCTGCATTTCTGGCGCTTGTGTTTGTATTGATGTTGTTTCTAATTGTGATATTGGATATACTAATGGTGCAGCCCCAAGTACCCAGGCCTCACCTGGATCCCATATGGATGTGGCATATGAGGATCCTCTAAAACTTACCAGCTGTTCTTTTGGATTATTTGCAATACTTTGATATGTTGTAAGAACGTCGCTTTGTGTTTCATAAGATCTTCGTGAATACTTTACTATAAGGTTTCCTATACGTGGCTTAGCTGACTGGTCTATACTTACTATATTTGATACAACCCCACCAGAGTTGTTATATGTTAATACCTGCTCTACTGTTGATGAGTCCAGCACATTTGCTCTTGACTTAAATACAAACTTTCCATACTCGTCTACAAAAATTGAACACTGGTTTGATATACATAACTGCTGCAATGCTTGCCATATAGTTTGTTCTTTTGACATCCAGAATATATCTACTACTTGAGTTGATGCTGCTACAGTATCTATATTAATTTCATTTAATCCAGCAGAGTCGAATATTGTTCTTATTACTCTGGATATAGGAAGGTTGTTTCCAATAACCATGTCTGGGGCTTGTGTCTGTTGCAATATTTTTGCCATGTCGTAACAGGTAGCAGAAGCAACATCATTTGCTGATAAATTCCATGAGTCTGTAAAGCCAGTAAATTGTGGTATCTCATTTGAATTAATTATTGTAAATATTTTTACCCCAATACGTTTATCAATTAGATTATAATACCTAGACAATGTATTCTCATAACTAAACATATTAGATGTGTTGTCAAAATTTACTGTGGCACTATTTGAGCTAATTTCTCCCACTGGCAAAACTTCATGGTCTTCAAAATACGTTTTTTCTATACTCCAAGATACTACATCTGAGCTTACATCTGCTTCCAGCCTTCCAGAAACTTCAATAATCTCTAAAGGTGCATATCCGACATTTACTGTAGATACCAAAACCTTGATGCCAGAAATATCCTGAGTATTAGAAGTTACCGATGGGGATAAGTGTCTTGTTGTTGTCCATGCGCCATTATTATAATACAATGCTAGCCCACCATTTGTTAATGGTGTGGATGATGTATAAGCCTGAACCCATGATCCAGATTGCCTTACAAAAATAGTATAACTGTTTGGTACAGTATGTGACGTTTCAAACTTAACAACTAATTTATTAACTTTTACCGTTCTATCATAATTGAAATAGATAGACTTATTTACAGAAGTACTGGCTTGATTTTTTCTAATAAAAGCCCAATACTTATACCCATCATCTTTTGAAACAAAGTAGTTTCTGGTTGCTGAACTTATACTGTAGTTTGACAGTCCACTTACGGAGCTACCGAATATAGACTTTACAATTCCGCCTACTTTTTGATTATTATGAAGTGCATGTTCGCCAGGTCTAATAAAATTTGATATTGAGGTAAGTGGATATAATGACTCGTAATACTTGTTATATACGGTGGAAGTCTCAATAAGCTTTAGATCAGATATTTCATTATCATACTGATATAGTGGAATATCGTCTATACCCATTTCATTTATGCCAGCATGTATATTATAGTTCCACTCAAGCCATACTTTCTGTCCTGGCCTTAAAGTATATTGTGAATCTATTGCAGTTTTAACTGAAGGAAAGTTTAACATTAAACCTCCTCTAAAGATATATTTATATTCATCCTTATATATGGATATGTACCAGAAGGATTACGCTTTACAATTTCAAAAGAGCAAGATGAGAAATTTACTAAAAACTCCTGGTATGCTAATGTAGCATCTGAATCAATTTTCTGTGTTATCTTCATATAAAACGGCTGGGTATTATCCATGTAGAAATCATAAAGTTCTCCACCGCCAAGTCCGCCGTCTACTGTATATTGTGATAGGTTTGGAACATCCTGCCAAGATAAATCAAATCTATGCTTTTCGGCTATTGTTGATCTTCTCATTGTGCCGTTAGCAGTTCTTAATGAATTTTCTATCTTTTCAATATCTATGCCGAGTGGCCTTCTATTATGATCTGTAATTTTTTGATACAGGGCTCCTGGAGTAGAAGATTTAAAATAAATTAATGAGTCTTTAAGACCGCTTACCAACCATGTCATATTGAAAGATACCTCTTATCCTTAGATCTACCCATAGATGCAAATAACTTCTTTTCCATTGTAGCAATAATTGTATCAGCATCTGCACCTGGCTCTACGATATCAATTTTATTTACATAAACGCTAACTGAGGATGGGCCAAAATTAGACTGTGACATATCGCTTCTCTTTGGTGTTCCTGGATTATACTGTAGCCTATTAATGCTTTCCATAAATGGAACTCCATAACGCCTTACAGCCATAGCATTCATCATAAATTCTTTATTAGATGCAAGCAATGGGATGTTATCTGCTACTGAGCTTCCAAATCCAGTAATGTATCCACCACGAGCATAACCACGAATTTTTCCTCCAGCAAACTTCTTTTGTATAGGACCAGTATTTATTAAATCATCACTTTCAATATCATATCTATATATATTTCCAAATGCTTTTACCATTTCATTAGGAATTAGTCCAGCTTTAGATATAATTAAATCCTTCTCTTTATCTGATAATATTCTAACTGCATTTGGATTCTTTTGAAAACCTAGAATACTTGAAACATCTCTAGCTGTTGATCTAGTAGATCCAGTTTCTCCACTTAGACCAGATGCTGCAAGGTCTAGGAATCCCTTTGCCTCACCAAGTGCTCCCTTTAATACTGCTGCTGCGTCTTCAAAAGCTTTAGGACTAAGTATTCCCTTAAATTGTTTTTCAAAATTCTTGAATGAATCACTAGTAGTAAAGCTACTAAGAACCTTACCTATTTCTCCGCCTTCTTTAAATCCAGCAACTATCTTTTTAATTGCTTCGTCTATATTAGACTGCATTTGTTTAAACTTAGCGTTTGTATTATTTACTCCAGAAGGTGCATTGTCTAAAGATTTTAGTCTATCCTGAAGAGCTTTCTTTCTGTCTTCACGAGCTATTTCTTTTTGCAGTTGTGCGTTTTCAGAAGCATATTCAGCTTGTTGTTGTTGTACTGATAACTGAGCTCTTAATGCTCCCTCTAAATCTCCAGAGCTTAATGCTGATAAGTAATCTACTGAAAGATTTCTTAACTTTTCTTCATATTTTATTCTAAGCTCTTTTATCTTATTTATATTTTTTTCTTTACGCTCAATCTCATCAAGTGCGTCTATCTGGGCCTGTAGAGCTTTCTTTGCCGCATCATTATTTCCTGCAGCATTACCACCAGAGAACATACCTTGTAATGAAGACTCTAGATTCTTTTTAGCATCCTCTAGTTGTTTTTGAGCTGTAAGCAATTCAAATGTTGCTCTTATTTTCATTCCATCAAAGTCTTTTACAGACTGTAGGCTTGGTATGAGTCCTTCTATTCTCATCTTTAGGGCAAGTGCTACGTCTGCTGCGTTTACACCATTTCTTATAAGTCCGTCATAAACAGTTCTTTCTGGAGTACTAAGACCAGATATAGAATCTGCAACCAGTCCTAATGACTGAGATGCAAGCTTTCCACTTCTTCCTAGTTCCGCCATTTGTTGTGCAAATGTGGCTAGGTCTGAGTTAGCTAAAATATTATTTACTATTTCTGCTTGTTGTCTAAATATTAAATCATTTTGTCTTTGAACGTTAGCTGCTGCTGCTGAATTATTATATCTGCCAGTGCTTGGCACAACTGTTGGTACTGTAGCTGGCTGTGGCAATCTAGAAAGCATTAATCCTGGAGCAGACTGCTGTGTAGCAGTTTGAAGATTATTTAACATCATATTTAAGTCTGTAGCAAATCCTTCTTTACCAGCAGCTTTTAATATAGCAGCCATCATTGTTTTCGCTACTTCTGGTGCTGCACCAGCAGCTAGGTAGGTTAGGTACTGGCTCTGGAACTCTGCAGAAACTTCTGCAAAATCTTGTGCCCCTCTTGTTTTTTCTCTAAGTGCGCCAGTAGATAAGTTTGTTGAAGCGCTTAGTGCTGCTTGTGCAAGTACCTCTAGTTGGCTTGCTGCTTCTGCAGATTTTCCAACTATTTGTTGTAATTGAATGTCACCAATTGTTTTTAGGTTTAGTCCAGCTGCTTTTGCAAACTCTTGATCTATCTGGTACTGTCTTACATTAAGTGCAACAATATCTCTTAATCTATCAAATTGTGTATACAAAGCTTTTGCTGCTGGTACGATTGCTCCTAGGGCTGCTCCAATTGCCGCACCTTGTGGTCCGAACATCATACCCATTGATGCTCCCATTAATGCCCCACCAGCAATATTTCCAGCGGTTCCAGTTTGTGGTATTGCTGTAGACGCAATTCCAAGACCCATCATTCCCATAGACATTCCCATTCCACGGAATCTTCCGAATCTTCCTCCAGCAGATGACCTAGCCATTGTTATCTCGCTTGCTCCTCCAGTTGCTGCAGTATTTGCTACCACCTGAAGTGCAGTAGCCTTCTCCTGGATATCTTGAACAACTGCTCTATCTGCTTTAATCTTTGCAGCTTTTAATTGTGCTATCGCTGCAGAAACTTTTGCATCATCTGACATTTCTTGTGCAGTTAATTCTCTACCAGCTGCAGTAAATGCAATTGCTGTATCACCTAATAGTTGTACAGCCACCCTTCCAAATTCTTTTGTTGAAGCAGTAACACGTTTTTGATAAACTGCTATTTCATTCATTATTCCACCTTGAGAAACTGCAAGGGACATTCTTGATATTCTTTCTACAGTTGTTTTTGACGCTGCTCCAGAAAGTAGTCCGCCACGCATTGCTGCCAATTCAGCTTTTGCAGCAGTTATCATTGCTGCATCTGATCCACCAGACTTAAATGCTGAAAGAATTTCAGCAGATGTCTTTCTAACAAGTGAAGTGTATCCAGTTCCAAGTTCTGTCTTTGCGACCTCTGCTGCTGCTCTTGCTGCAGCAACCTCATCGCCAGTATCTGTAAATGTTTGTTTCCAGGCCTGCTTCATTGCATTTGCAAGTGCTGTTCCATCTTTTGCACTTCTAGAATAAGCTTGAGATATTGCTTTAAGGTTAGCAACGTGTATTGCTTGTGTTTGTGCATAATCTTCTGATGTCTGGAAAGCCTTTGTGATATCTGGGCCTATTCTCATTAAAGACTCTCTACTTCTTTCAGTTGTTGCAAGTGGCTCCAGCCTTGCTCTCATCTGTTCTGCTGTTGTTCCAGGTGCAACAATAAAGTTAGGCATTCTTTCTGCAAAGTTCTGTTGTAGTTGTGCTTCTGCGGATCCTGCTGCCATAGGTCTTGTAAGTGATGAAAGTGCTGATATTCTAGTTCCACCCAGCAGTTGTGTTTCTTGTTCTGTTAATCCTAGTTGTGCAGCCAACTGCTCTCTTGCAGTCTTAGACATTCCATGTGAGTACTCTATTCCAGCTGGCATAACACCAGCACCAGATTGGAACATTGGTCTTGGTATAAATGCACCAGCAGCTCTTTGTGCTGCGCCAGACATTGCTGTTCCTTGTGCAGCATTAAGATTCTTTAATGAATTTATTAGATTATCAATATTTTTTCTAGCTGTTTCAGCGGCAAGTGCTTGGTCATAGAAAGAGTTTGACATTTTTTCAGAGGAAAGACTTGTTGCCATTATCTCTTCTGTAAGTAACTGGAATTTAGGAGTTCCAGTAAATAGTCTGCCAAGCACTCCCACCGATTTTAGCAAGAATCCAAAGAAGTTTAGGAATACACCAGACAACATGATAAGTGGTCCGACTAATCCAACTAATGCTCCGACTATTGTTAGAACATTTTTAACTCCATCTGGAAGATTATTGAATCCATCTAATAATTTATTTACTGCTCCCAATACAGTAGTAAATACCTGTAAGAATCCTTCTCCAACTCCAGCTAAGTTGGCCTTAAATGTTTCTATTTGTCTCTGGAATCTACCAGATGCTGACTCTGTTAAAATTGATAACTCTCGGTCAGCTATTTGAGCTAACTCTGCAGTTGATGAGCCCATAAGTTCTATAACTTGTAATGTTTGGCTTCCAGCTTTTCCTAAGTTATCAAATAAAGCTGACATACGTGCAAACTGGAACTTTCCAAATAACTGCTCAATAGCTCTAGCTCTTGCTAAAGGATCTAGGTTATTTAATTCTTCTCTTAATGCAATAACTGTCTTAACTAAGTCTCCAGCATTTGCATTTACAATTCCCTCAATATTTATTCCAAACTGATTAAGAACTTCTGTGGTTTTTTGTGTTGGGTTAATTATCGATGCAAGTCCAGACTTAAGTGCGTTTGCTGATTCTGAAGCATTAATACCACCTTCACGCATAGCGGTAAGGAATAATGCTAAGTCTTTTACGTCTCCACCTAGTTGTCTTACAACTGGACCAGCTTTAGGAATTGCAATAACTAGGTCCTGTAGAGATGTAGATGTTTGGTTTTCAACTGCGTTTAGGAAGTTAATAGATTCTGCTAATTCAGTTGTACTTAAATTAAATGCGTTTTGAAGAGATAGTGTTGCCGCCATAGCCTCTTGTCTGTCTACTTCACCAAGCACGGCAAGCCTTGTTGTTTCCGCTACAGACTTAATTAGGTCATCTCCTGTAGCTCCAGTAGCTGCAATATCAGCAGCCAACCCAATGGTATCTTGAACAGATGCACCCAAATCTCTTGCTAGGGTTTTTGCCAACTCAGAAGTTTGATTTTTTATATTTTGTATTTCTGCTGCAGTCGCTCCACCCACATCACCGTATACCTTAGCTAATCTTGTTAGTTGCTTATCTACTTCCTTGAATGCATTTGCTGCAGATCCTGCAAACATTGTTAATGGGATAGTTAAACCAACAGTAAGTTGTCGTCCAGCCCATTGTGTATTTTTACCTAAATTAATAAGCTCTGTAGATGCTCCCTGTATGGACTTTCCAATAATTTTAAATTGTTCTGCTCTTAAAGCCTTCATTACTGTTGGATCAAACTTATCTAATCCAGTAGGAGTAGAAAGTATACTTCTAGTATCTCCAGATGGACCAATAGATGTCGTTAATACTGATTTTTGTAATCTTACTTGATCTTCTGCAAGCTTTCTTATTAGGCCACGTTGACCTCTAGCCTGCAATGTAAATTCACGGTAATAATCTTTTAACTTAACTCTTCCCTGATCTAGGTGTCTTCCAAACTCTCTTGTTTGGTTTGTTACATCTACGAAAGAAGATGACCAAAGTCTGCTGCTACGCATACCTTGTATAAATTGTTTGTTGAGGTTATCTATTGAGACAAAGGCTCCTGAGCCCAAACCATTAAGTTGAGCTTGTAGTGTACCAATTTCAGCGTTGGCTTTTCTAATCTCTGATATTAAATCAGAGAAATTAGCATTAGCATTAAAATTAATTACTACTGATTGTGCCATTTAATTAATCCCAGACTTCGTATCCTAAACCATTTCCGATACCAAAACCTTCTTCTTTGGCAAGTCTGCCTTTAAGGTTTACTATATCGTTTGTTCTTGGATCGTCTCCTAGTGCTTCCCTCCTGACATCATCAAATGATTTAGAACCTTCTGAACCACCTTCGAGGTCAACCCCTTGCAGGGCTGCTAAGAATTTCTTATCTTCTAAGTCCTTCTTATTCATCTCTTCTAGTGTGTCAATAAGTTCTTTTAATGACATCTTCTCTTCTAGTTCTTCATAGTTTTGCCATGAACCTAAAAGAAAAATTTGCTTTTCTAAGGCAGCGAGATCAAGTTCTTTCCAAGTCGTTGATGACTTAGTTTTTTCGGTTAGTTCTCCCCAACCATCTTGTTCGCTGCCGCTATTAAATTTGGATCACCAAGTTTAATACCGCCGCACACCTCAATAATTTTCCATATTGTAGGTACGTCTAGGGCCTCTTCTAGGGCTTCTCTATTCCCTGCTAGGTCTGGCAATGATCTCTTAAGAGCTATTGCACAAGCATCGATAAAAATGTCGATTGCTTCTTTTTCGTTTTTTACGTCATCAAGTTTTGTGACGACCTCCATAAAATCACGAAGGTATTTAATTGGAAGCGGCTTTAGTTTAACTTGCCGTCCGTCTTGCAGTTCAATCTCTACAGTATCATATAACTGAGTAGCCAAAATTTGACCTCCTAAATAGTCAATATAATTATACCAAAAAACAGGTTAAAAAGACAAGGCCCTCCTTTCGAAGGGCCTGTGCCTAATTCTAAAATCGAATTACGCTACAATGCGGTCAACGATTCTACCATATGTATCTGAGTAACGTGGATCACCCAAGAGACGGAATGTCACTGGGAATCTAGTTGCCTCGTTACGGGTCAAAGCATGCTCAGATGCTTCTACTGAAAGAACACGACGAGCATAGTAAACACGCTCACGGTCTTTTGCTACTCCACCGACAGTTGCGCCTGGTGCGTTACCAACTGCTACGAATTGACGTTCTACTGGCTCTGCGTTTAGAGCACCAATTGATAGGTCAAGACGTGCGTCTGGTACTGCATCGTATGTCTTTAGGTCATCTTCGGATGCACCGAATACAACCAAAAGGTTACGAAGTGTACCTTCTGTAAGTGTTGTTGCGAGCATAACACGTTGTGAAGACTTGAAAAGTTTTGCAACGTCTAACTGCTGATCAACTTCTACTTCACCGAATGTTGGCTCATACATAACACGTAGACCATCAGATGTAAATCCTACTTCTGACCACTTTGCTGTATCTAGAGCTCCTCCAGTTCCTGTTGAAGCTACGTATGATCCAGTTGGTTGTGGTGACACTGCGAATGGATCTAATCCATCTTGGTATGCATCTGTCCAATCAGCTGTTGTTGAATCCTTTTTTGATATATAAATTCTAGCTGCACCAATAATAATATTACGAACATTAGTTGCCATTTATTTTATTTCACCTCCTCCTTTTTATGGAATGTGGCTTGCGGCATTTCCTCATACCCAATCATATCTGAATAGCCCTTATTAGGCAAATCTTCCGTTCTGATCTAAATCTCTGGAGTATGAGTACGTTATTGCTATATCTGCCTCTAAACGCCCTGCCAATTCTTCTGCTGGGTTAGGAGAATTTGCCTCTGCAAGGGTAAAATAGTGGTATTTAAATGGAGTTGTTGGGTCTAAATTTTTAGCATAGGAATTCATTGTTTTTGCACTATCGTCAAAACGTCTGAATAAGTCTATCATTAAGTTAGTTATTGTTATCACCGTATTATATGAGTTTGCATATATTTTAAATGTTAATCTTTCGTTGCATATAAACCAGTCTGTATCATAGCCAACAACATCTAAGTCATAAACAATATATGGCAGTGGACTCTCTCTATTAACAACAAATTTGTTTTTAAATGTATCTTGTTCTTGTACTGGAATAATTGGAATATAACTAACATTATTTTCTCTATAGTCAGAAGCTGTTAATATTCCAGCAGCTTGTAATTCTGCCCATAACAGTTTTCTTACTTCCCATACCGCACCCTTAGAATAATCAGCCAACTATTTCACCATCCAATAATGCATAAGTCTTTGTAACCTGTCTTATATGTCTTGCTGTATTTGAAACAGCCGCTGCAGACATTGAGGATCTTGATGACCCAGATACTCCTAAAAGTGTTTGAGATGCCGCCATTTTTTGAGCAAGCTCGAGTCTTTTTATTAATCCAGATGCTTCGATATCAATATTTAAATTATTAGACACCTTAAACCTATCCATAGTTTTTCCAAAAGCACCACGAACTTGTTTTCCACCAGGAGATTTTACAACTACAAATCTTCCTTTTGGTATGAACACTGGCTCACCACTTGAAGAATAAAAGAATAATGCATCTGCTTTTTTAGGTGTAATTTTTACACTTCTACCCTTTTCCATAACATCTGCCTTAAATGTAAATTTACTTCTACGAGATGTACCATTTTTAATAGGGACAAAGGTTCTTGATTGCTTGAAGTCTGCTGATAAAGATATTGTGCCTGTTTTATAACCTGAGCTTAACTTCCATAGTCTTCCAAGAGGCTTACCTATCTGATTCCATTCATATACGTGATGCATAGATGAAGGACTAAGTCTTGCTTCAGTGTCTATAAATCTAGATAGTGATCTATGTGCTATTGCTGTAACAGCCATTCCAATTTCATTATTTACAACTGGTTTATTTGGAGCTTGTGCAATACCCTGCATATATGCAGTAGCATTTTCTATTACATTTGCGGCATCTGATTTTATATTAAGTGAGGGCATTCTGAATATCGCTCCTCTGTAAAGTACTTTCGTACTCCAGTGTTTGACCAAACCCATCTATAATTGGAGTTGATCCAACTACTTCAAATATTGTTGCTGGGCTTCCAGAAATCTCTGCCTCTTCCCAAATGACATTATCTTCTAAATCTCTAACATTACTAATTTTTGCATTACGTGGTAGTTTGGTTAAAGTGTTTACTTTTATAATTTCCTCTACCATATATCTTGAATCTATCGTTCTATCATTTGAAGGACTTCTAACTCCAGTAGAAATTATAGACTTAGCTAGGCATGGTACAGTTTCTGTATATGCCCATTGACGTCTTATCTCTCCGCTGTTTGGATCCTGTGAAATTTGAACACGATATATGTCTAACTTCATAGCATATTTAGCCTCTACAGCAAAATATCCTATCATTAGATTACCGCCATACTAGTAGACTTATACTCATCAAGAAGTTTGTCTACGTAAAAATTACCTGTTCCCCTAAATGCTAACTTAGATAATTGAATATCTGTATCCCCAAACGATATGTTTTGGACATATCTTGCTCTCCAAATATTATCTTTTCCGAAGAAATCTTTCATTAGCATCAGTGCAGCTAATTGAACTTTTTCAGGTACAGATTTCCAGCCAAAAATACCACTTATGTCGTATCTATAGCCGTTTAAGAAGCTGCCTTTTGAAGGATAAACTAGGTCTTTTTGCCCACCCTCAGATATATCGTTTGTAGAGTATATCCTTATTGAGTGATTAGTTTCAGTAATCTCAATTGGATATCCAAAAACATTTATGTTACTGGACGTATTTACAACAGTTTTATTATTTTCTTTTAATTGTGTGAAAGATATGATTCTTTCACCTAGGTATAGAACGTCTGAGTCCTGACCATATGCAGTTATAGATCCCTCGTATTTTCCAAATTTATGACCAGTATAGTTTTCTATCATAAACCTAGCAAACCTTTCGGCCTCTGCCATTTCGTGGAATGGTTTATAGTTTGCATCACCTATTTCACGGCCTATTTTAAGTTTTGTATAAGCCTCAGAAATAGAAATATATGGAGTTACCACATTGTAATAGTTGATGGTTTGCATGGTGTTTCCATCAACGGCATACGACCATACAGCCTTTATAGTCTTATCTATTGTAAGGTGGTTGTCTAATATTGAAAACCCATAGTGACCCTCGTCATCTATTTCTGGTTCAGCAAAGGCGTTAAAAAGTTGTACGTCAGTGACACCATCATAGATAGTTACTATGGGGTTAGAATCTGTTGCTCTTAACTCACCATCCTCATATACATCTAAGTATATTTTTTGGGTAAGACCTGTGTATAACTCCATTTAAATCAGGAATAAAACTCCTGAACCTCCTTGGGTGTAGCCAATCTAAATCCTTCTTGGCTATCAAAAATTTCTTGAGCCTTTGCCTCAGACATAACAATAAATGGATTTTCTTTTGTAAAAGTAAATTCATTAACATCATACCTAGGATTCATACGCTCCATTTTTACTAAAACTTGACCGTCTGTTGGGGTCTCTGGTGCAACCTTTACTTTACCAGGTGATAGCTCTGGGTCTGCTTTTTCTGCGTTTGAAAATTTATCATACATTTCAAAGCTTATGCCCTCTTCTGTAAGAAGGGCTACTAGGTCGGCTTTATTATTTGCAGTTTGGTGATCTACAGCGAAGGTTTCTGCTACCTTTTGAAGCTCCTCGAGCCTCATATTATTGAAAGACATTAATTCTCCTCTCGTCTTTTCTTTACTAATTATAGCACCAAAAATGACTAAAGGGGAGCCCTTTCGGGCCCCCCAGTAGACTATTTAGTTTTTAAGGGTTGTTATGCAGAAACTTTTACGTTCTTGACCACAACAAATGCCTCTGGATTCTCAATTGCACAACCTGTTCTGATGAACATTGTGTATTCAATTGTATCCTTCTTTGGCTTGAATTCACGGTAAACCTGGATTTCACGCTTTACACCAACAACGAAGTTGTTAGCGAAAGACAAGTGAATGTCTCCGTGTTGTCCTGTTGTACCTGAGTAATCACCAGCACGAGTTTCATCGATTAGAGGAACCTCAACTACTGGAATACCAAATGCAAACGGTACTACACCGCCTGGTGCACCTGCTGGTCCGTTTGGATTTCCACGAAGAATTGAAGATGCAATGTCTTCTGGAGTTCCACCTGAACCGATAGTTGTCAAGCTGTATAGATAATCCTGTACTAGGTTTGAACCTGTAAAGAAACGTAGCTCATTACGACGTTGCTTGTACTTACGTGGCAATGCCTTAATTGCGCTATTGAATACTGCCTTGCTGATTGTTGCACCACCAGCGTTTACGACGTTAGCACTTGAAAGTGCTAGCGAACGGAAACCTGCGAATGCTGACATCAAACCAGTTCCAGTTCCAACACCATTGATCAAAAGATCTTCAATGTCGTTACCAGCCTGTGTTGCCATCAGACGTGCAATGTGATCTTCAAGATCAGCACCTTCGATATTATCTTCTAGTGCTTCGCTTGATAGTTCCCAGTCAAGACGTAGTTTCTTTGTTGTTAAAGAAATCTTTGTGAATGTAACTGCTGCGTTTGTAGCTGTGTCTGTAGACTCAGTTGCAACTGTCATCAATCTTGTTCCAACGCCTACCTTGTCAATATCAGCGGTATTAGAACGCATACGAATGGTTCTGGCTGCACGGGCAAGGATTGTAGCATCAAACATGTAGTCGATGAAACGGTCAGATTGCTCTTTTGTTAGCAAACCTCCGCCACCTGCTCCAACGTCTGTTGTATCTACTACTTTTTGTAGGATATCGCTCATTATTTTATTTCACCTCCATCATTTTTATAGATTTATTAGTCAATGTTACGGACGCTGAGGAAATGCCCGCCCCACTTACTTTTTGTTATTTTAACATCTGACCCGTCCAGATCAGAAGACTTTTTTATTGCTGTATCACTTTCAACTCCATCAATGCGCTTTTCAACGCTAGAGATATGTGATTTGATATTACTTACTGCTTGTTCAAGCTCGTTGTATTTATTTGTAATTTCAGCAATTTTTTCATCAACCTTTGTAGACAAGCTTGAAACTGCTTGTGCGGTTGCTGTTTTTGTTATCTCTGCCGAGAAGAATGCTTTCATATCGTCTAACATTTTTGCAAAGTCAGTCTCTTCAACTTCAACTTCGGAAATGTTAGCGGCCTCTTCTACAGCTGCAGTCTCTTCTACTGCTGGAGCTTCTGCTACTTCTGCTGCTGGTGCTTCCTCTGCATCAGCTGATTTAGCAAGCTCTGCTTCTGTTACTTCTTCAACTTCGGCTACTGCTTCTATTTTTGTTTCTTCTACTATTGTAGTTTCTGCCACAGTAACACCTCCTTCGGTAGTTTCGTCATTTTGCCCAGATTGCTTTGCAACAATATTTTCAGGCAAAACTGATCTTGAGGATTTATATGCCTCAAGAATTCTTGTTATCTCTAAAGATTTATTTGCGTCATTTGTTTCTACCCATCCGATTAACTCTAGGTTGTTTTCTGATGTTGGTGATTTAAATTCTGATTCTGTTGATAGGAAAATTGAGTCTGTCTCTTTATCGTAAAAAACATTTTCTACTTTTACATCTGTAGCAATTCCTTTATAGACTGTTCCGTCTGCTGTTTTTTGAATTGACAATACATTGGATAGCTGGTTTGCTGGATTATCTACTAAAGATAATTCTGTTAAATCATAGTCTTTAATAATGCGAACTGTTTTTTCTAGCTCTTCAATAAATTCATTTTTTGCCTCTTTGACATTTCCACCAATTGAAAATCCTGATAGTGTTCCGTCTAATACTTTTTCCCATGTATCTTGTGCGCCTTTTGAAACATAAACATTTACAAATACTCCGTTATGTTCTTTTCCGCTAGCTTTATCAAATAGTGTTTCTTTTCTAAATGAAACCATCTTACCCACTGCAAGTGGTTGATGCATTTCACGAATATTTCCACGGAATCTTTCGAATGCTTTTGTAGATGCCTCTGATGAGACTATATCTCCGTGTTGATCTATGTTATCTAGGGTAGCAAATCCAGAGACGATTCTACGCTCTTTATCTACCTTTGCGATAGGCATGGAGAGTTTTAATGAGTCTCCGTCTGAATACCAATTAGCCTTTTTTATTTCCATGGTGTACCTATTTTAGCAACGTTTTTATGAAAATACAAAATCAGGGCGTATTACG